CATCTGCCTTTCTCCCTTCTGCGTTTATCAGATCGGCACGAAGGCCGCATCCGTCCACTTTGCCTTTGCGCCGGCCTCGCCCATCCAGACCTTCGTCTCGCCGCCATGCGTGTAGTAGGCGTTCTGGATGAGGGGCATATCGGGCTCCCATGCGATTGGATTGTCCGCCGTGCCGGCTTTCACGGCCTGCTCGACGTACACCTGCCTGACGAGAATGTCGTTGACGAAGAAGTTCTTCCAGTCGTAGCCCAGCTTGTCCGACTGCGTGACGGTCGAGGTGATGCCGCCTGCGGCCTGCACGAGCTTGCCGTCCGTAATTGCTTTCTTTACCTGTGCCAGTTTAGCCTCTGTCATATGCCGCCTCCAGTTCCGCCAGCAGATCGCTGGCCGTTTTTTTGCCCATCTTCGCCGTGATGGTGCCGTCGCGGTTGTCGGTGATGGGACCTGCGAGGGTGAAGTCCGCGTAGTCGTCCATGTAGCGGTCCTCGGCGGTCTCGGTCGTCGACTTGACGGTTCCGTCCTCGTTCATTTGGACGTTGCCCTCTGCGTCCAGCACAGGGACGGCCGTGGTGTAGCGGTGGATCATGCCCCAGACAGCGCCGTCGCAGAACAGCGCCAGCGGGTCTGCAACCGCGCTCTTTTCGATGGTGACGGCGCGGCTCTCGCGCCCGCCCCAGTCGGCGTCGCGCATGCGGCCGGCGGCCGGCCGCGTCTCGATCTCCTGCCCGCCTATCGTGATGTACCAGGTGTCCATAAGCTCCTCCTGTCTATTGCTGCACGGCATTGGCCTGCAACCATGTTAATAGTGCTCCTGTTGGTGGCTCGTCAAAGGTCACTGTCCGGAACGCTTCTTGCGTCCAGTTTCCGTTGAAACACGCATACCACCTTCCTTCCGTTTTGCTGTTGTAAGTGATTGTAGCCGTTGGCTCCCCAGCGATTCCGAAGCTATAGAATATTTTCCCGTTTGATGTAAACCCAATTTCTTGGTATAAGCTTGCTGTTTTTGGTGATTTATTGATCACCCACGTCAGCCCGTCGCTGAACTTGATCTCAAACGCCGTCCCATTCACCAGCGTTCGACCCCCCCTGATTTGGTAACTTGTACCAGCAATCAGGTCGGTGCCGCCTTTGATGGCGTAGGATGTGCCGTCTTTCAAAATGTGGTGTGTGCCCATGTGTGTCCTCCTTTATGCTGCAAGGGTGTAGGTGCCGTCGGGGTTGGCAGTGACGGCGGTGGCGGATGGGAGAGTGAAGGCGGGTCTTTCCCAACCGTAATCCGTTACAATTTTGGCGGTAGTATTCCCAGCGGCGTTTAAAATCCACATATAGTAGATTGCTTCGCTATCATTTGCGACCGGTGATCGTGTCCACTGAACAACATACGTTCCGATATTGTTCGTTGCCTTCCTTAGCTTAGCGGAAATCGGCAAGTTTACGCCTTCGGTGTTCATGTTGGAATTTGTATATCCAAACTCTGTCATGGAAAGTAGGAACGCCGCGCGCTGGAGTGTGGTCACTGTGTTGTTGCCGTTGCCAGGGGTGTAATAGAACTTTGTCTTGCTGATCGCAGCCTGGACGTCAGCGTCCAGCAGCTTGAGCCAGGCGTTGTTGAGCCATACGTCTGTCTCGCTTCCAGCATACGTGTTATAATCTGCGCCAAATTTATATTGCGCATAACAATTCTTCCTCACCACCAGCGTCCGCCCGGCCCCGTTAAGGCCGCTCTCGTAGTCGTGCTTGGCGATATAAAACGGCACGGGGCTGCCGGATTCGTTCAGGTACAGGATCGCGCCGGGGGTGATGGTGTTCAGGGGAATGCCCTTCGAAAACGGTACGGTGAACGCCGTTCCGCCGATGAGGGTCTTCCCGGCTTTGCAGCCGTAGCCTGTGCCGTCGATCAGCTCCCGGCCGCCGGTCACGGAATAGGCCGTGCCGGAGATCAATGTCTTGTGCGCCATGGGGCCTCCTCACTCATACTGCCAGTTGATGGCCATGTTCTCGGTCGGCGTGGTCTCCGCGGAGACCAGCGTCTGCTTGGTGATGTTGCCGGTCTTCATATAGTCCGTGCCCGCCACGGCCACCGCCCACGCCGTCGGCTTGCCGCTTGCGTCCACCGCCTTGACCTTGATCAGGTCCCCGACAGAAGCGCCGGAGGCGAGAATCACATCTTGCTTTCCGTTCCACGCGTCTTTGTTGCTGCGCACGTCGGCGATAGCCTCGTCGATCTGCGCGCCGGTAAACTGGCTGTTGTAAGCCATACGATCACTCCTTCATACACAGAAAATCCTCGCCGTCCGCGGTCTTCAGCGCCTGCGACTGGCCCAGCGGGATAAAGCCGTAGTTGTCGTTCCAGCTGCCGTCCGCGCCCTGCGCGAACAACGAAATGCGGTATTCCCCATCACCGGAAAGCAGAAAATCGTCGTAAACCTCAAAGGTGCGCTGCGTGCCCGCCGGGGTCTGGGAGAAGGACGCGATCAAAGCGCCCTTCCCGCGGCCCCAATCCTCGCCGGACTTCGTCGCGCGGCACTCGAAGGCCGTGTAGGCGATGTCCGACGAGAAGGAAACGGTGATCGAGTCGAACCCCGAGACCGCCGAGATCTTGTTGCCCGTGATGGAGAATGTCAGCTGCGGCGCGGCCATCAGGCGGCACTCCAGGTCCCGGCGGCGTTCTTGACGAAGACTTTGACGATCTTCGTGCCGTCGCCGGAAGACGCTGCCTCGAGGTCCGCGCCCTTGACAGTGACGTTGATGGCGGTGTTCTTCTTGTAGCCTCCCTCCGTGCCGCTGACGTTGGTGGATCCGCCCGTCGTCGGGATCTGCGTGCCCGCCGTGTGCAGGCTGCTCGTCGCCGGGACGACGCGAATGGTGTATTCCTCAAAGTCCACGTCGCAGACGAAGGAGAACGCCGCTGCATCGTAGCCCGTGACCTTCGAGATCCTGCTCTTGTCGGGGCCGGTGATGGTCACGGCAGGAATCGACGTGTTGAGCGTGATCGTGTCGCTGACTGCGGCCGTTTCGTTGCCGACGTCGTCGCGCATCTTGACATGGATCGTCTTGAGGCCGTCGCCGTCGGGCAGCGTGATGGATTTTGTCGTGGCGAATGTCTCCCACGACGCTTCCGCCTCGGTCTCCGCCGTCTTCGTGCCCCAGATCTTCATCTGGTAGCCCGTCGTTGTCTCGTCTGAGACAGAGATCTTCGCCGTGACGGTCGCGCTGGTCGCGTACTGTGCACCGTCGTTCAGGATCAGCGATAGGCCGGCAGGTGCCAGCGTATCAAGTGTCAGATTAAAAAAACTTGCCATCTGGATTTATCCCCTTTCTTCGCTTGTGAGTTCAATGTACAAAAATCCGCCCGGTCTTTCGTAGATGGTTTTCGTGCCCAGGTGGGCGGATTTGATGCCCATGGAGCCGATGAACAGCTCCAGAATGCGTTTGAGTCCAACTGCCAGCATGTTATCCCTCCAACAGATACAGTGTCCGCGCGTCCTTTTTGTCCAGCGCGTCATATTCGGATTTTGTCATCACGAGGATCGCGTCGATCTGTGCCGACTGGATGCCCCCGCCACCAGAGCCGCCGCCGGAATTGCGGGCCTCGTTGATGGCGTCGACGAGGTTGCCCTTGTTGTAGGTCTGGAGGTCGTCCAGGTCGCCGATCTGCTTTTGCAGCTGCGCCCAGACGGGCAGGGACGGGTCGGCGGTCTCGTCGCCGGATGGGTCCGCGCCTGGCTGGACTTTGCCGAGGCTCACCCAGACGGTCGGCAGGACGACGCCGCTTTCATCCGCGCCATAGACGCCCACGCGGGCGTGGCGGCCCGGGACGGCGAGAACTTCGTGCGGTACGGGAACGGTATCCCCGTCCCAGTTCGCTGCCAGAACGTCGACGGTGGTCTTGCCGTTCGAGAAGACGGCTGTCTTCGTCAGCCCGTCCCACTCGGGCGAGAAGACAAACTGCACCGTCACGGCTTTGCTCATTCCCGCCGTCAAAAGCTCCGGCGGCGACGCCAGATGCGCGCACGCGCGGGAGCAGTGGATGGTGATCATGCGTTATCAGCTCCTTCGAAGGTCACAAACGGCTCAAGGCACTTGATATCCCCGGCGGAAAGCCGGATATCGAGGTCGAGCGGAAGCGTGATGTGCGGCAGCTCTGGGAGCGTGTCGGCGTCCAGCTCGTTCAGCTCCGCCTGCGGCCTCCCGCTCATGAGCTGGTTTCCGTAGAATTCGAGTGTTGGGTTGAGCCTGGTCGCCAGCATGGCGAGCTGATAGGCCTGCCGCAGCGGCAGGTCCTGTTCGATGAGCTTCTGCAGTGGCTTTGCCGCGAGCGCGATGTCGTATAATTTCATGATGCCCTCCTTAGTTGATGGCTGTGCCGTTGACGGTCAGCTTCCCGGATGAGTTGCACGCAAGGGTGCAGTAGCGGTATGAATTGTAATACAGCACGATTTCGTCTCCCCTGACTGTCACGGGATAGCTCGATGTCCCTATCTCAAAGCCGTTCGAGGACGGCGTCAGGGTTTTTGTTTTCAGCTCCAGCGAATTGTATCCGCTCTTGAGTCCTGCGGCGGATACCGTGCCCCACTTCGCGGCGTAGGCCGTCGATCCGTTTTTCAGGAGCACCTGGCCGTCGGTGCCGCCGCTCGGAAGCGTGCCGTCGACGTCGCCCCACGTGCAAGCGTAGTTGGTGGCGCTGGATTTTTTCAGTACCTGACCGGATGTTCCGCCGGTCGGGAGCGCGCCGGTGATGCTGCCCCACTTGGCGGCGTAGTTGCTCGCGCCGTTTTTGAGCAGGACCTGACCATCGGTGCCGCCGGTCGGCAGGATGCCGTCGGGGCTGCCCCAGGTGACGGCGTAGTCGGTGGCGCTGGATTTTTTGAGCACCTGGCCCGTCGTTCCGCCGGAAGGCAGAGCACCGTTGATGTCGCCCCATTCGACGGCGTAGTCGGCGTTGCCTGACTTTTTGAGGATCTGTCCGCTCGTTCCTCCGGTCGGCAGGAGGCCGGTAATGCTGCCCCAGGTGATCGCGTAGTCGTTGTCGGACGATTTTTGGAGCACCTGCCCGGCCGTACCGCCGGGCGGGATCTTCGCCGGCGCGTCCGCGCCGGGGTTGCCGATCGGGAACATGACGACCTTGCTGCCGGACAGTTCGAGGACGGCCACGCGCTGTCCGGCGGCGAAGTTGATGCCGGTGTTGCATTTAAAATGCTTCTCGGTCGGCTCCTCTGCGCCGTCAGGCGTGAGGGTCAGGCCGTCTTCCTCGACCGTCGCAATGACGGCCAGCTGGAACGGCTGCTGCTGTTCTTCGGTCTGCTGCTCTTCGGGTTCTTCGGTGTACAGGCTGTCGACGCCTTCCATTTACGCAATCACCGTCCTTTTTGCAGAGTGTGTCATCAGGCTTCCGGCTGACAGCTGCATCTGCCAGCCGGTCTCGAGGTAAATGCCGCCGATGTCGTCGTGCGTGAGCGCGAGGACGTCACCGATGCCGTGACCGGGGTCGTTGAGGGTATAAAACGTGATGGCCCGGGCGGACAGGAGCGACTCGTTGCGCATGCGGTCGGCGTAGGCCTGCAGCTCCTCCTGCGAGGCGATGTTGTCGACCTTGATGAGCGAGGCGATGCGCATGTTCCGCCGGAAGGTGGACTTGCGCGACTTCGGATTGTCGTTAACGGCCGTTGCGACCATGGGCTGCTCCAGATCCGGGTTGGAGCAGACGCAGATGAATACGTTCGGCGCGTCGAATATGTCTTCCTCATCTGAGAAGTTCGGCCCCGGATGCCGGTCCGGAAGGAAGAGGTCCGTCGTGCCGTATGACCAGTCGATGTTCTGCGCGCTCGGCTCCTGATATGGCTCGAGACGGGCGACGCCGGAGGCGTCGAACCAGAGGCTGTTGTAGTTGATCTCGGCCAGCAGGTCGTTGACGATGGTCAGGTAGCTCGTGCCGACATCCCAGTCCTCGCGGTCGGTCTGCAGCGTCGCGTCCGACGGCGTCGCAATGACGAGCGCGACGCCGCAGGCGGTGAGCAGCTTGCGGATCTCGGTGAGATAGGACGCACCGGCGGACAGGTGCAGGATGGTCTCGGTGCGGTTGCTGTAGACGCGCCAGCAGCGGTCGTAGGCCTCGACCTCGACGCGCTTCTGACCGGCCGCGCCCTTGATGCTCGGGGTCGCGGCCTGATAGATGCCGAGGGGCGTCTCCTGCCCGTCGATGGTCATGACAGGCTGGAGCTCGTCGGAGAGGTAGTCGACCGCGTCGTTGACGAGGAAGGTGCCCTTTATGCTGGTGTGGATCGTCGCGTCGCGGCTGGCGATGATCTGCGGGGCGCTGCCGGTGTCCCATTGGAGGTTGGTGATGGGCGCGCCGTTTCTGAGTACGTCGACGCGGAAGCGGACGTCACGGGTCAAGGGTTATCGCCTCCTCTCGGTTCGTGTGCGAGATGGTGAAGGAATAGCGGCGCATGAACTCATCGCAGTTGCTCTCGAGCGACGGGAGCGAGCCGATGGCCATGTTTCCGTAGCGGTCCTTGAGGCAGACGAGGCGGCCTACAAGGGCCTCCAGCGCAAGGGCTGCGGCCCGCTGCGCGTGCGGCCAGGCGCAGGCGACGGACAGGGCGCGGTCACGCTGCTCGCTGCGCTCCTCGACGGGGTAGACAAGGCCCGCCAGATGGACGGTCGAGACCCCGGCCGAGAAACTGGTTCGGTTGGTGCGCAGCTGCGTTTCGGACAGGCGCATCTCGAGCCAGACGCCGGTCTCGAGGTCGCAGATCATGTTGGTCTCGGGCAGAATCTCGACGGTATCCGAATTGGACACGCCGTAGTTATCGCTTTCGTCGTAGCAGCCGCGGACGCGGTAGGTGACGGAGCCGATGCTGGTGTGGTCGATGTACTGCTTTTGGACGGTGCGGGCGATGGCCACGCCGTCCCGCTCGACGAGGTAAAAATTGTAGCTCCCGGCGGTCTGCCAGGTGAGCGCGGCCTCATTGCCGGGGGTGGCGGTCATGGTGATGGCCTCGCCCTCGGTGTGCGAAACGGGGAGCGCGGCTGCAGACCACTCGGACCACATGCCGTACTTGTTCTGCACGCGGACGCGGACGGTGTAGCTGCCGTCGGCGAGGTAGACCGGCGAGCGCCATGCCTTCTCCGTGCCGTAGACCGTGCCGGAGGCGTAGCCGCTCGAGAGCGTCAGCTGATAGGCCTCCTGCTCAGAGGTCTGCCAGGTGATGCGCGGGCGCGGGCCGGTGGACTGGATGACAATGGACGGGGCCGATGGGGCGTTGATGGCGATAAACTCGGCCTTGTCGCTCCACGCCGAGGCCGTGCCGTCGGTGTTGTAGGTGCGCACGCGCCAGTATTTTGTTCCGCTTGTGAATTTGTTCGCCGGAACGTCGTAATACTGGTTTTCTCCCGCGACGGTCGCCAGCGTGTTCCAGGTCGTGCCGTCGGCGGACCATTGCAGATCCGCCTTGCTCTGCGGCGTGCCGGTTGAAATGATGTGCTGCCAGCTAAAGCGGTTGACGATGGTGGCGTCGATGACGATGCCCGCCGGGGAGATCGCCTTACAGGACGGCGTGGCCTCGGTCGTTGAGACCGTCACCCAGGCAGACGTTGCCGTCAGATCACCTGCGGTGATCGCCGTGACCATCCAGTCGACGGACTCGTCGGAAAACGTCTCTGCCGGCATGGTATAGCTCTTCTTCGAGCCGGAAATGGCAATGCTATGTGTGGTCGTTGTGCCGGTTTTCCGCCAGTAGAGTGTCGCGCTTTTCTGCTCGACGGATACAGGCGAGTATAAGGCTTCTTGTTGAACGTCCCACGAAAAGACTCCTGCAGCGTGCTTTGGCGTATAGGCCCCAGCTCCCGGCGACATCCCGGAAATGATTGGGTTCTTTACTTCAAACCTGTACCACGAGGATAGTGTGGTCACGCCCAACGAGGTCGTCACCTGCACGGCCCACTCATTTTCACCAACCGGAAACTCGCCAGCAGCGATCGTCACGCTTGTGTCATTCGCGCCCAGATCGATCGTATGGACCGTGCTGGAGTTTTTTACCCTCCAGCGGAACTGCTGCGCGGTAATGGTCGGCAAATCATAGGCAGAATAGCTATCCCAGTGATAATACCATTCGATGGTCTGCGCAATTTCCGACGCCAGCACGCCCACGCCGCTCTTTGCGTTGAGTTCCGGCGTTACGGTCGTATCCTCGTATGTGATCTCGATATACGGCTTGTGCGACGATTTTGCCGTCTGCACGGTTTTCCCGCTCGTGGTTGCTTTTGCTCCATACGTCAGCAGATTCTTCAGTTCCGACGCTTTGAGTTCCACCGCCCTGTTATAATATCCGCTTGGTTCAAGGCTCAATGGGCCACTGATTTTGTATCCGCCGTAGACAAAAGGCTCAGTGTTGTACGTGATCTTCTGCAGATCTATTGATTCGTGCAGGATCGCGATCGTGACTCCCGCATTGCTCGCATTATATCTGTACGACATGTACAGGTAGAACGTGACAGCCGTGATCTTGTGATACCTGATCGCTGCTATCTGATCCGCGGTCGGGGCGAACGTGAAGTACATGGGCCGCCCATATTCGTCTGTCTCTGTGGCTCCGTAATAGTTCGTGTTCGGCGCGCTGTAGTCAATGACTGCGGAGTCGTTTGCGTAAAGCGTTAAAACGCCCATTTACTTCGCCCCCATTCTGGTTGTGATCCTGGCGTTTTTGGCGATGCGGAGGATGGTGTCGAGGTCTTCGACGTGGTCGACGTAGACGGTGGTGTTGTAGGTGTCGCCGGAGGTGTAGCGGGTCTCGCTGGCCGTCTGGATGCGTGAGCCGGATGGCAGATAGATCCGCTCAAGGCCGTTTTCGTTTACCTTTGTCCATCCGCCGGACCAGTTGTCCGTGCCGGCGGCGTTGCCGCGCAGATACCGCCTGCGCCATTCGTCCTCGGTGATACCGAGGGTCGACGAGTCGCCGCGGGCGACGGCCTCTTCGTAGGCCTTGGAGAGGTCGGACGCGCTCTGGCCCCACTGCTGCTCGTTGTAGCTGTCGAGCAGGTTCTGGTAGTTGTTTCCGTTGCCGCTGCTGTAGCCGAAGCCCAGTGCATGTTTCATCTGGCCCCAGCCCTCGCTGATGTGGCCGGTGCCGAAGTTGATGACGCCTTTGAGCAGCTCCGCCGCGTCGGCCATGAGCGCCATGACCTTTGCCAGCGGCTGCAGCGCCTTGGTCAGCGCCGGGACGCGGTTGTTGGACAGGTCGGACATGGGATTGAGGATATCGCCGACGGTCTCAAGCAGCATGCCGAAGGCGTCGACGATGCCGGAGTCCTTGATGGCCTTGCCGAGATCCTTTACGCCCTGTGTCGCGTCGCCGTAAAATTCCTCTAGGTACGGCGCGAACTCGACGGCCAGCTGGTTTTTGACGCCCTCCTGCGTCTTCTGCAGGCGAGAATAGGCGTCGTCGACGCCCTGCAGGGATTTGAGCGCGTCGTTGTCAAGGACATAGCCCATATCATGTGCTTCCTGCGCGTAAGCCCGCATTTTCTCGCCGCCGAGGTCGATGAGCGGATTGAGCTCCTGTGCGGACTCGGACATGAGATCCATAGCCAGTGCGTCCCGCTCGGTCTTGTTTTTCATCTCGCCGAGCGCGTCGATGGTATCGTAAAATACATCCTGCGCGCTGCGGAGGCTGCCGTCGGTGTTTGTAATTTCAACTTTCAGCCGCTTGTACGCCTCGTAGGCGTCGCCCGTACCGGTCGCGGCCTCCTGCATCTTGTTGGTGGTTTCCTTGAGGCTGTCCTTGATACGGTCAAAGGAGACGTCCGTGAGGTCGGCCATGTAGTTAAGCTCCTGCACGGAATCGGTCGTCGTGCCGGTCACGGAGGCGAGCGTCAGCAGATCGTCCGCATTCGAGGCGGCTTCCTTCGTCATGGAGATCAACGCTTTTTCCGCCTTGACGATCGCCGCAGCGACGGCGGCAAATCCGCCCGCAACTGCGACTGTCGTAGTGTCGAGCTGCAGCATGCCGTTCATGGACGTTTTCATGCTGTCCGGCAGCTGGATCCCGAGCTTGGAGGTCAGGCCGTTCACCACGTCGCCGAGGTTGCCCATGCCTTTCCCGGCGTCCTCGGCCGCATCCCCGATTTCGCCCATGCTCTGCGCGGATTCCCCGGTTTCCTCGTTGGCTTTTGCCATCTGCTCGGTATTGCGCTTCAGCTGGTTCTCCATTTTGTAGAGCTCGGCTTCCGCGTTTGCGAGCTCCTTCTCCCAGCGGCTGGTTTCTACCGCCCCGATCTCATAATACTCTGTTGCGTTTTTAAAGGCTGATTCCAACAAATCTACTTTGTTGGCCTGCTGGATGATTTTCTGCGTTAAAATGTCATTCTTTTTAGCCATCAAGTCCGCAGAATCCGCACTATCTTCGTATTCTGCTGCGACCTTCCGCATTTGGGCGTCCAGTACGTCTATGCTGGCGTTGAGCTGATCTATTGATTGTTTGTACTTTTGCTCTTTGTCGCCCCGTAGACTTTCGCCCAGCTTGTTCGTGCGCTCAGCCAGATCTGCCAGACCATCCGAGAAGTTGTCGGCAGCACCACCTGCCGCCTCCAGCTTAGACGTGTTGTCAGCCAATGCACGCTCCATTTTTACAAGAGCGGCTTCGGCATTGTTCAGTTGCTGCTGGTACTTTTGGGTTGTCGTGTCGGATATGCCGTAGGCCTTGGCAGACTTCTGCAGCATCTCCTGCAGCTGCTCAACCTTATCACGCTGCGTCAGGATCTTCTGGTTCAGAACCTCGTTGATCTCTGTCAGGCCCTTGATGCTGTTTTCGTTCCCGGCATAGGTCGTGTTAAGCAGTTTGATCTTGCTGTCCAGCGTTCCGAGCGCGGCATTGATCTCGGAGATCCGCTGTTTATACTCGGCCTCGCCGTCCAGTTTGATTTTTGTGCTAATGGTGGCGTCAGCCATTTAAAGTCCCCCCGATACAAGATAATCGTGCAACGATAAGCCGGACGGCTTATCCAGATCAACATATCTGCCGTCTGGCATTGCCTGAGATGCAGACCGGCGCGGCGTGGCAAGGGAAAAGTATTCCCGATAGATTGCCATGCACCGCGCCGGCGTCATCGTCCTCCAAAATACAGCCTCATCGTTGTGCAGGACGTTGATCCAAATGTTTAGGTACCACGCGAATCGGATGCTGTAGGGTTCGGCTGCGTGGTCTGTTCTTTTTTTTCGCCGGATTCCTCCGACTGATTTTCGGCCGGACGCTCTGTGTCCGGCTCGTAGACCGCCTGAAAGATCATTTCAATGATTCTGTCAGCGATCTCACCGAAGCGCTTGACCGTCATCATCTTGCCGACATCGCGGCTCGTAAAGCGTTCCGGCCAGCCCTGGTCGTAGGCGTACTCATTCATAGCGGCGGCCACTGTCTCAAGAATGTTTTTCATGGTGCGCTTCCGGGACAGCAGCGGCTCAAGCGTACCGCCGTGCAGCTCCTGTAGGTCTGCCAGGACGTTCATGTTAACGTAAAGCTGATAGGTTTTCCCGCCGTGCTCAAACGGCAGGGGTTTCGGCTGTAAGTACATGACCGGCCCCCTTACGCAGTCTTGCCGAGAACGGCGTCGCAGTACGCTCTTGCATCCTCCTCGGAGTCGCAGGTAGCAATCTCAACAAGGTTGTCGAGAGCATCGACGAGGAATTCGCCCGACGTGACCGGCGTATTGAACGTGATGTTCTCGCCGAGAGTCTGGTAGACATGGCTGGGCGGTCCGAAGAGCGCACGGCCGATGAAAATGCAGGTGAATTTCTCCACGCCGTCGATCATGTCAGGCGCGTAGAACGAGACGCCGACATACTGGCTGGTGGATGTCTTGCCGTACCGGACTACGTTGATGGATTTCGTCTTGACGGATCTGGTCGTCTTGACGGCCTTATACAGCAGCACTTGCGCCGCCTCGGTGATAGACTTGACGCCGAGCGAGATCGTGCCGCCGGTCGCCTTGCGCATATACTCGGCAAGGGAGCTTTCGGCATACAGACGGCCTTCGGCGTTGCGCAGCTCGAAGTTTGCCGTCATGGCGTCGCCGACCTTTGTGACGTCACTGTAGGTCACAGTATTGCCGGAATCGGATTTCGTGTATTTTGCGGCCTGAATGTACCGCAGATCATATGCAGGCATAGGCTCCTCCTATCTGTTCAAAATGTTAATCGCTTCTTTGCGCATGGCTTCATTTGACGCCGCACGCGCGGCCTTTATGGCCTGGTTCCAATAATGGTCAGCTTTGATCGCGCCGCCTCTTCGCTTCCAAAGATTACGCGATTTTCGGCCATAGTTGAGGACAAAGCCCTTGATATTATAGGGCTGCTGCCGCGCGTCCTTGCCGCGCAGCGTGACGACCATATACGGGACATCCTGCTTGTCGCGCTTGACGGTATTCGGGCGGACAATGTGCCGGTATGTCTCACCAGTGCGGCGGTTGTGGCCAGCGGCCACATAGGCGGATTTTACGCTGTCCAGCAGAACGTCCGCGCCGGCAGACAGAATCGTCTTCAGGTTCGTATCGGTAAAAAGCCGATCAGCTTTCAATTCCTTGATGATATCCTGCGCCTTTACCTCGGCTTCAAATTCCGCCATGTCAGATCACCTCAAACGGGATATCCGTGTAATACGTCATGGTCTGCTCATCGAAGCTCTGCTCATCCTGCCCGACCGCGACGCGGCCGGCAATGAGCGCGGCGATGATCTGCGCCGGCAGCGGATCGTTTTCCGTCTGCGTGGCCACTGTGACAACGCCCAGATTGACCGTGCAGATCGGCGCGCCCTCCGCCCGTTCCGACCGCGTCCCGGTCGGCGTCCAGACGACATAGCGCTCCTCGCTCGGGCTCGCCTGCACCTTGTAAACGCTGACGTCCTCCGGAACGACGGTGTCCAAAATGGACTCAATCTTCGAGTAGCTCATATTTGCCCTCCGGCTCGGTCAGGCTCAGCGTCGTACATGGCAGGCCATTGTCGTCGTGCCCGTACTGCGCCTGATCGATCTTGTAGATGTGGCGGCCCTCGTAGCCCGTCAGGCTGACATACTGATCGGACGTGATCGGCGGCTCATCCATGCCGCGCGGGACGCAGACGAGCTTGACGATCTTGCTGTTGGCCTGTTTGCCCGCGTAGTAGCGCGAGGCATAGACCTCCTGCTCGGCGTAATAGTACGACGTACCGGGGCCGAGCTTGGCCAGCAGCGGCGAGGAGCCGGGGCGAAGATCATGGACATCGAGAATCTGATCGTAGATCATGGTGATACCTCCCGCATCTTCTGCTGCAGCAGCTTATCGTGCAAATACGATCTGAGGCCGGACGGCAGCGGATTGTCCGCGGTTGTGGCGCGGCTGCGATACATCCATGCGGCGACGCGGGCGACGAGGCCGTTATCCTCATCGCTCGCGGAATCAAGCGTAATACCCTTGGTTTCGATATACCGGGCAGCCTGCGCAAGCAGGTTGCCCAGATATGCGGCCTGATCGTCGCTGATCCGCATCAGACCGAGATCCACGCAAAGCAGGTCGATTTGCCTCGACGTGTTCACACAAGGCTCAGACAATCAGGCCGCCTCCTTTCTTATGCGCCGGCCGTGCAGGTCGCAGAGCCGAGCTTGACAGCCTTGCCAGCACTGTCGATCTCCACGACCGTGATGACATTCCCGGTCGCGGCTGCGACCGCAGCCCCGGAGGTCATCGCCGTCCAGCTGGCGTCCAGCTTCTCACCGGCTTCGACCGACAGCGGAGCACCGGCGAGCTTATAACGGAGCTTGTTCGCGCTGGCGTTGCCTGCGACCGTGACGGTCGTCTTGCCGGATGCGCCGGCCGCCGTCGTGACGATCAGGGTGCCGAGGCCCTCGTTGATGTAGTCGGCACCGAACGTAATAGTCGTCTTCGGCGCGGCATTTTTGTAGTTGAACAGCACAAACGCCTCGCCGATCGCCGGTTTGCCGTCGTAGCGGGCAAGGCCCTTGAAGCAGGTCATGTTCTGCAGCCACTTGACACTCGTGTTGGCCTCGATGACCATACCCTCACGCTCCGCCAGACTGTACAGGGAGCCGAAGCCTCCGCAGACATCGTAGTCCTGCATAAAGTCAAGTTCGACGAACGTGCCGCCGATGACGGGCATCGTGTCGCTGACACCGGCGACCAGAGCTGCAGCCGAGTTGAAGTTCAGGCTGCGTGCCACGATATCGAGGTGCGTTTTACGGTTGCAGAACCACACTGCGCGGCCGTCCGAGTAGTTCGGGGACGGGACGCCGGTTGCCTCGCAGAGTTTCTGGAAAAACTCCTCGCCGTACTTTGCGCCGAGATCCAGCTTGAGGATATGGCTCTCGTGCAGATCGGTAAACGTGCCCTGATTTGCGCCCCACCATTCCGGCTTGGACGTCGCGGCCAGCCGGGTGATGATGCCGACGGGCATTTTTGTGCCGGTGCCGTAGATACCGGCCTTATCCAGGCCCTTTGCGATGGACGCGGCCAGATACTGCATAACCGTGGTCAGGAGGGCGAGATCCGTGTCGTCGGACAGCACATAGTTCGGCAGAGCAATGTAGCCGCCGACCATAAAGCCGTCCATAGTCAGCTGATAGAAATTGATATCAAGCTCATTCATGGCGGCGTCCATTTCCGTCCAGATTGCTTCCGGCGCGACGCCTGCAATGTTCTGGCGGCTGGTGCCGCCAACGGCCATCACGGAAATGTGCGGCAGGACGCGGGACGACTGATAGGTCAGATCACGCAGGAGCGGCAGCAGATTGTCGGGGATACCGAGTTCTGCGCCGCTGACGCTGCGCTGCGACATGCGAAGGGCACGGATATTGGACAGGAAATCGCGGGTTTCGGGGGCCTGCAGCAGAGCGTCGCGCTCCTGGTAGGTCAGGCCGAGCCAACGGCGCTCGGGGTTGGTCATGGGCATGGTGTTATTACTCCTTTCTGCTGCCGGTGCTGCCGGCTGGCCTGCCGCCGGAGGCGGCGTCTGGGCAGCCTCAAGGCTGCGGATTTCTTCGGTCGTTGCGTCAATGCGGGTCTGCAGCTCTGCGACGGCCACGACGTTTGCGTTGCGCTGCTGCTCAAATTCGTCGATGGCGGCATCGACAGCGGCGCGATCCTCTTCGGTCTGCGCGGCAGCAATATCCGCCTCAAGCTCATGCTCGCGGGCCGCGAAGGCGTCGCGTTCGCTGACCAGTGTTTCCATCTGCGCCTGCATACTGCGCAGATCCTGCTGGCGTCTCAAGATTTTAAGTGCCATTGTTACCTCCAAGTTTCTTTCTTGCCGACGCGCGCCATGCTTCGCAGCGGCGCCGGTTGATTTCCTCCAGATCCTGCTTTCTGGCCGATACGCTCGTTTCGGTGTACGCCGGGAATGTGCAGACACTCACCTCATACAGCGGGTCGACCTCCTCGATTTCCCAGCGATACTTGCCGCCGCCGAGATCGACAAAGGTCTCGCGCTTGATTTCAAAGCCAAAGCTGCACTGATCGACGTCGCCGCGCTGGACCCGTGCGTACAGATCCATTGCCGAGCTGTCCTGCCGGTTGATCTTGACGGATCCCCACAGGCCGCGGGTATCCTGCCGCAGTGTCAGCGTGCCGGACTTCGTGCGGCCGAGCACAAGCGTAGTATCGTGGTTGATAAGGGCGCGAACATCACCGGAAACGCTGGTGTCAAAAGCGCCGGGCTTGACGATCTCGCTTGCGCCCTCCCAGAGCGGATACTCCGAGTTAAAGACGGCAAAATAGCCTTCGATATAAAGATCGTCAGCTGCTTCGCGGGTGGTAAACTGCTGCGAGCAACTGCGGATCTGGCGCGCAGTGCGCTCATTCGCCATTGCCTTCGCCTCCTTGCTCCAATTTTTTCTGATTGCCAATCATATTGGCCGGGATGTAGTTCTCAAGGATAACGCGCTCATCCAGCCCGTCTACCGGGGATAGATCCAGCCAGTCGCGGCTTTCGTTGCCGCTCATAATGCCCTTGACGTACAGGCCGGTGGAAACATCGGCCAGATCCTTGAGCGTGTAGCTGTACAGTCGGCGGACGGACATCTTAAAATACCAGTCCGGAGACAGCAGCAGCTTGCGCGTCAGCTCCGAGCAGATAATGTTCGCGATGGACGTCGCCGTTGTCCGGATCATGTGGTTGTGGTCGGCGTCGGAGTAGTTGCCGACGCCCAGCATATACGGCGTCACACCGACGATTGCTGCGACCTCCCGTTTGTCCAGTTCGACGCCGTCCTTGAGCGCAAGATCCGAAAGGCTCAGCGGTTTTACCTGCTGGATATCCATAAGTTCCGCCGGAATGATCCACGGCGCGCCGGCCTCGGAGTTTTGCAGATACTCGGACATCAGCCGCTTGCGGCCCGCTTCGTCCGAAAATTCGTCGGAAAGGCCGTCGACCTTGACGATGACGGACGGCTTCCATTTGTCGGACATAAAGCCTTTTTTCGTGGCGGACGCTTGCCGGAGGTTGCCGGTCACGTCCCGCAGGCTTGCCCGGAGGCCAAGCCCAAGCCACGGCTGATCCGGGTCGGGCCTGTACTTAAAGTGCAGCACATCAGCAGGGTCGTACACCTTTCCGCGCCACGTCACAAAGTAGGTCAGGCCGCCGTCCGCGCTGGCCACTGTCGCGCCCGGCATCGGGGTCAGGTCGACCAGTAGGCCGCCCTGCGTCTGCGGCAGGACGAACGCGCTGCCGCACGGGGAAAGAAGCATTGTTTCAACGATCCATTCAACCCAGTCCTTTCGGCCGCCGTACCGCCATGGATGAATATCGACGAACCGGCTGAGTTCATTGCGGACGCGAATGTCGCCGTTCTCTGCGTTGCGGAACAGCTGAATCGTCGCGTTGCTGACGATGTCCGCCAGCCCTCCGACCGCCGCCAGGACATCCGGGCTGTCGATCAGCCGATGATATCCCGTCACAGCCAGCGTGTCAGAATTGGACACCAGCCACTGCAGACAGGACTGGTCGCTTGCAGCGCTGCGGCGCTGCGGTTTCACTTTCAATCGGCATCAGCCTCCGTTTCATCCCTGGCGCTGTCATACCATCCAGCACCCTTGTTGCTCTCGCTCAAATCATTCAGGTAAGCGCAGGCTGCGAAGACCGCGCAATCAAACACGTCAATGCGCAGATTCGGCTCGATCTTCTGGTACTGCACCATGTCGTCGGCCTTCTCGACGCCGGCTACGTTCTGCACGCAGTATTCCATCGGTTCCGCGTGCATGTAATAGAGCGTTCCCTGCTTCGCAGATTTCTCAAGATATCGGAACCCCTCGGATTTCAGGATAAAGGTCTGCATCTGCGCCTTGACCGGGAAATGCTCCTTTTTCATCTCGACAAAGTACTCACGGCAGAACTTCGGGTCGTGCCCGATCCGGCGCATCTTGAAGCCCTCGCCGCGGCGTTTTTTGAACCATCGGACGATGTCGCTGTAGTTCGTGACCTTGTCGTTGGTCATGTCAAGCCATCCGTCATCTTTCCAGCCGAACAGCGGGATCTGATCCTTGTTTGCCTTGATCTCCGCCGCCGGCCGCGGGAACCAGCAGTGCGGGATGATAATATCGACACCCTTGTAATGGCCAAACAGGCAGCAGGCCGTCAAGTCGTGCATCTTGGAGAGATCCGCGCCGCCGTACCATTTGATCGGCAGGCGTGCGAGCTGCGCCAGCGTCCAGTTGTACTTCGCGTCGGACTTGCGCCACTCGGTAATATCGAACCAGGCACGCAGCGCAGCCGTAAAGATGTTAAGCGAGGTGTTTAAAAATTCAGGGCGCAGCTGCGGGTCGGCCTCGGCCTGTGCAGCGTCGTTGATCATATCCTGCGGCCGGATGCTGTAGCCCCAACCGGGACTTGCGGCCTCCAGTGCCTTCGGATCCAGAAGGTCGACGTCGCCGTTCTCATTGGTCGGGGCCTGCGCGATAAAGATGAAGATCTCGTCGGCATACGGATCCTTGATAGTGCCGTTGAGGATCTTCTTGCAGAACTCCACGCGCTGCGCCAGAAAGCCTAGCGCGTTCGCGCCGCCGGAAGATATGATGATGACAAGCTTGTTGGTGTATGCCTTTGTCGCATCACGCAGCTTCTGGAACTGCTTCGGCGACTTATACACATGCGCCTCATCGCAGATGACGATGTTGGCATTGAAGGAGTCCTGCTTCTCGGGATTCGCCGCCAGGGCATTGACGGAGATGAATCCGTCACCGATATCGCCGACAATGGAGTGCTCCATGTTGTTGTCCGTGATACGCAGGCCGCGCTCTGCATCTTCCTTGACCGTCACACCGAGGCGATAGACGTTATATTTCAGGAAGTCGAATCCTTCGAGCGCCTGCTTGAGCGCACCGCCGACCTCATAGACCTTAGATCCGGACCGGCGTTCATACAGGGCCAACGCCCAAGCCAGCGAGGCGGCGAACGTGGTCTTGACGTTTTTTCGCGGGATAAAATCAAGCGCTTCTTTGAACCGCCGTTTGTTTGTCCCCTTGAGGTAAAACCCCATGATGTTGAAGCAGATGAACTTGTGGTAGGGCAGCAGGTAGAACGGCGTGCCGCGCAAAGGGCTCGCGTCCAGGAACTCACCCTGCTGGTGGCAGAGCGTCGTCTCGATGATGGCGATGATCTCGCAGGCCGGCTCCGGCCGGAAATCCCATCGGCAGGATGCCAGATCGTTGAGATAACGCCGGCATGCCAGGACGATCCATTCGCACGCGACGATCTCCCCGCTGAGCACTTTGTCGACGTAGGCGTCGACGTCGCGCTGGTATTCTGCTGCGTGCTCGACAGCGTAGTTGTGCGCATCGTCAAGCAGCTGCTCGATCTTCGACCGGTCCGTGCTCACGGTCTGCTTGCTGCGGGCCTTATTCAGGCCGGTCGGCGTCAGTCCCAGCTGGTTGCGCAGGCCCGTGACCGTCGCACGAAGATTCTCAACGACCGTCCAGTTCGGGTCCTTCGCTGTGTACTCGCCGCCAGTCTTGTTGGTCAGAGTTGCGACCATCAGGCCGCCCGCCTTTTTCCAAGCCTTCTCCGCGCGACTGAGCTCGCGCTCTGTCTTGGCCAGCTGCTTGATCGTCGGCTCAAAAATCTGGTTGTAAGTGCCGACGGCCTGCATGTCGGCGCGAATCATGTCCTCTCTGGCCACTGTTGATCACCTCGGATTCCGTCATCCGGTTTCCCCAAGCGCGGCCGAAAAGCCGCGCCCAGGCTGGTAGAGGATTCACCATGCGTTCCAGGCGGAGGTGGAGAGAATAACCCCGCGCCTGGGGAAACCGGATGACCCGGGACACGCGCGCCCGCGTCGTTTGCGCGCGCATCCTGCTCGCGTATTTTCTTGTCGCTTACCCCCTCCCGTTATTTTCTGTCCGTCGGAAAGAGT